CTTGTGGATTTCAGCGCCAGCCGCATTCTTGTAACGCGGACGCAGAGCGAACACGAGACCTTGCGGAGAGTTCATCGGCTGAACACCGACGAGCTGGTTGCCGAGAAGCGTCGGACCCATACGACGAACCATCGAGAGGATGATCGGATCCCACTTAGCAACGTTGGAGGTGACAGTCGTCGGAGTGGCTTCGTTGAAGAGCATTCCGCCTTCACCACGTTCCGTCTTCAACCACGACTGCGTATTTTCCAGCATGCGAGCCATGCCGTAACGAGTGCCGAGATCGTGTTCAGCAATCGGACGAGCGTCCGGAGAGTCGATCACGGTCTTCCACTTCTTGGACAGTTCCTTGTCCACTTCATTGTAAAGTTCGAACATTTGGTATTCTCCTGATTTGATCAATCTGGTTTATATTTGCTGTGCGAAATTTCGATTGATTGATCAATCAGCCGTTCGCAAGTACTTTGGCAGCTGCGGAAACGAGGTTTTCCGAAGCAGTGGTTTCAGAGACTACGCCGAGGTTCTTCTTGTCCTTTGTTTTGCCATCAAAGGACTCGACGAACGTATCGTACTCTTTCTTGTCGCGCTCACCTTCGCCGAAGACTTTCGCCTTGACGGATTCAGCCTTCTTGACGAAGTCTTTGTAGTCACGAACTTCGAGCGACTCGACGATGCGAACGAGACGATCAGCATCTGTCTTTGTCATGCCTTCAGTGAGGACCGAGATACCAGCTGCAATCTTGTGAGCTTCGATCTTCATGTCTTTCGCTTCGAGCTTGGTGTTCAGATCGTCGATCGTCTTGTTACGAGTAGAGATCTCGTTCTTCAGAGAAGCGATCTTGGTAGCAACCTTCGGATTTGCATCCATGCCGAATTCGACGAAGTTCTTGTTGACAGACTCAACAAACGATTCGTACTTGGCGAACTTGGCGGTTTCTACGAACTGCTGCTCATGCTGTTCGACGAACTTCTTAGCAGCGCGGCGAGAGTAAGCGACGACGTTTTCCATCACTCGCTTGAGCTTGCGCTGGTTGGACTCGGCGTACGTTTTGCGGATCGTCTTCTCAGCTTCAGTCGTGAGACGGAGAGCTTTCGATTCGACGAGTTCCTTGAGAATAGCCTTGGCTTCGACGAACGAGCTGGCCGGCATGTTGAACTTCAGAAGAAGGGACTCGAGCTTCTCGTCTTCTTCGACTTCGGCTTCGAGGACTTTTTCAACAGCATCACCGTCACCGGCATTGGCTGCATCTTCAGCTTCATCCTTCTTGTCTTCTTCAGACTCGTCGGACTCATCCTTCTTGTCACCGTCTTCTTCGTCGTCACCGACTTCAAGGAGGAGAAGATCTTCGTCATCAGTCTCACCAACGAAGACCTGGTCATCGTCAACAGTCTGTGCGTCTGATTCGTCCTTCTTGTCTTCTTCGGAGTCGCCTTCAGCTTCGAGAACTTTCTCAACAGCGTCGCCGTCACCAGCATTCACAGCGTCATCACCTTCGCCTTCGAGGACCTTTTCAACAGCATCACCGTCACCGGCATTGGCTGCATCTTCGCCTTCGTTCTTTTCAATTTCGATTTCGTCCGCCTCGAGAAACTTCAAGAGACTGGAAACCTTTCCAACCTTAGACATTCTTCATATCCTTCAGAATTGTGTTGATAACCTTCCGAAAGTCTCGTGCGGAAACTTCCTTGTCGTTACTGCTGATTATTTTATATGCGTCGAATTTCGATAGAAGGTGCGATTCTACAAGGTAGTCTACGCCTTCCATTACTCCGTCTACGAAGCAATCGATACCTGACGGGTGAGACACGATGTCGATGGCAGTCATGTGATAGATTTCCATCATTTCGTGATCCGTGAACTCGAGAGATTTCCCGAGGCCTCGAGTTGAGACAGCCAATTGGCCGCCGATGTCGATGAGTTTCTTAACGATATCACCGTTCGGTGTGTCAGCAATGACAGCCTTACCGATGACATTCGAACCTTCAATATGAAGATCGGTGATCAGATGCGAGACGTGCTTCATCTCGACGATCACTCGTTTTTCAGGATGATCGAGTTCACCCCATGCAAGACGGCGCTTTACGTGCGTCTCGTTGTATCTCTCGATGTCCGGAAACAGGACTTCGGAAGGATAGATCCGCTTGTTGCGATTCAGAGAATCAGCTTGAGCAAAAACGCCTTCGATGTAGTATCGCCTGCCGCCCTGACCGGACGCTTCAGAGAAAGCACTCATGACAGACGAATTCGAAATCAGTGTCTCTGAAAAGAGGCTCAACTTCACCTTAGACATTTCGAAATTCCTTATTTCTTAAGCTTCGCGGACTCTTCAGTCACGGTCTGCTTCATGATGTTCGACATAGTTTCGGAGAACTTCGTGAAGTCGTTCTTCCGAATGACATTGACGAATTCTTCGAATTTGAATTCAGGTTTTGACATTAGTCATGGACCTCCAGAGTAGAGCACTGATGATTACGACACTGATCATCATCAGTACATTGAAAGAAGCGACTGAAAGTAAGCCGTGTTCTTTCGCCATGTAGAAACCGGGTACGCTGATCGCAGCGGAGAAATTAGTCAGAGCTTCCTGAAAGTTCATCGTCTATCTTCCTTCGGTGAGCGCCAGATTGATCATAGTTGAGAGTGTCATCAGGCAACTGGATCACTCGGTCCTTATACATGCCCTTAGTCAACTCGTCTTGGATCTGTTTGTCTATTTGTACAATGTCTTCAGCTGTCTGGCCAAGGATCTTCTTACGAATTTCATCGTTCGAATAGTAAAGACCGATGTAAGGCTTGACCATTTCCAGAGCCTGGAGTCGACGCTCGAGCTCTTCGATGTCTCGGATCTCAGAGAAGAAGTTGTCCTTGTTGAACTTGAACTTCAGGTACTCACGGATCTCTTCGAATTCATCTGCGCTCATCACCTTCTTCAGAACGAGCTGGGTCTTCAGGAGATCAACGAAAACAGACGTGAACTGAGCACGGAGACGAGTGATGAACCGATGGAACTTCAATTCGTCTCTGGAGATCTGAGTTCCAGAACTGAAGATCGACTGCTGATCACGGAAGCGTGACAGAGGAACGTTCAGACTGATGAACAGCTTCTCTTTGAAGTACTCGACGTCTTCGATGTTACCAAGATTTTCACCAGCAGACAGAGTCTGGATTTCAGTCGATTTGCCGTTGCTTCTCAGAAGGAAGTAGTCTTCCTGGAGAGACATCACTCTCGACTTGTCTTCGACTGTGCCGTGAACCGTATCGTAATACGTCTTGTTCCTGAACTCAGCCTTGACAGCTTCGAGTCGTTCCATCGCCTTCGTAGGAGGCAAGTTGCCTGGATCCACGTAGATGGCACGACGTTCAGAAGAACGAGCGAGACGATAGATCACGAGAGAGGTTTCGACGAGATCCAGCTGATTGGCGATACGGACTGCCTTGTGCAGATAACCGTAGGAGATGCCAGAGGTTTTGTCGACCATGCCAGAGTCAACGAACACGAGAGCATCCTTGTCGATACGGAACAGAAGGTTCGTACGACGGATTGACATGTAGTCTGCCGTGGACATCTGGACAGAGAACGAAGATGACATCTTATCATCCTTCTCTGGGATCATCGACGTGTAGACGAAGAACTCATCAGAGATCGTCAGGAGACCGTTATGATCTTCATCGACGAGAGTGACCTTACGGATCTTCCTCGGATCGAGCTGAACGAGTTTCTGAATTCCGTTTCGAGGTTTCGTATTGTCGATCACCTTCTGGAAGACGATTTTGCCATCGATATACCAGTCGCGAACCTTGTTGTACGCGGTGGCATTGAATTCGAGAAGGTTGACCGTGTTCTTGAACTCTTCCTCAATGAGCTGTAAGATCTTTGGACTGAAGATCTTCTGCTCCTCGACCATCGACAAATCGATCTTAACGATCTCTTCATTGTCGTCGATGACAACGATCTCGTTTACGATTTCATCAATCGCAGTAGAGACCTCTGTCATGTAGGAGATCCGACGGTACGCATTCACGAGGTCGATTTCTGATCTCGCAATGAAATCGAAGTCGACGACTCGTGAAAGCGCACTTGAAGCGACCGTAGAGCCATTCGGTTCTACGTCCAGTTGCTTCAGATTTGAGTTGTTATTCGATCCTGCCTTCGTAGTGAAAGGTAGATCGAAGCCAAAGACCTTCATGAGGTTTCCTTAGAAGATGACCGTACCGGACAGGAGTTCCTGTTCACTGATAACGTTGTTACGAGTCACTTCGCTTTCCAGATGGGACATGACGAAAGTGATCGGTACTTCAACGATAGCATTTTCTGCAGACCAATCGTACGAGATCGAACCGACAACCGACGGCCAGATATTCGGGAGAGACCAGCTCTTGATGATGCGGCCGTTACGAGACAGCTGGTGGAGTTCACCGATGCCCATGATTGCCATAACATCGTCATCAGCAACAGCCGTGTCAGACTCAACGTTACCTACGATGGCATCAGACCAGCCTTCGAAGACGTTGTACACGACGTTCGTGATGTCGAAGCGAGCGGTTACAGACCACGTCGAAGTGAAGTCACGATCGCCAGGAATACGGAAACGCGAACCGCCGCGGAAAGGAACAGAGATTTCGCTGATCGACATCTCAGGTTTCTCAGCAGCTCGGATAGCGAACGATACTTTTCGAGCGAACTGGTCGCTGTTAGGGATGAGTGAAGCAATCGCAGCAGGAAGAGTGATACTGGCAGCGAAGTTGTTGAGCTGAGCCACATTTCCGAGCTGGGACTGAAACGACTGACTGTTGAAGTTAGGGAAGAAAGTCTCAGCCATGGTAAGTCTTCTGTGTTTTGTTGATGTATTTTACCGAAACGAGAGGCCAGAAAATTCCAGCCTCTCGATAGCATTTGGACTACTCTGCCGGGGTTTCTTCGAACGAGATGCCTGCCGGAGTATAGACCATTCGAA